CCGGGATATGAAGAGGCAGGATTTTATAATTGGACAGTAAATTATAAAATAGATTTAATGGATGCTACGGTTTTTGATACTTCTTCAGGAGGTAGGACTTATCTTACAAGTATTACTAGTTGGACTGCAAGTGCGGATAAATATTTTCTTACTACAGCTAATGTCGTAAATGATTGGCTTGGAGAAACGGTCAAGGCAAGATTTTTCTTAAATTACGTAACGACTCCAAGTACTGGAAGTCCTTCACAATTTTACGAAGGAAATACGATTGTCACAGGAATTGATGTTGGGACACCGGTAGATGCTTTGGTAAGTCAAAATATTAGTTTTCAAGGAGTAGGAGCATTGTCATTAAAGACACAAACTCAAGCTTGGAATTTAGGAATTAGTACATAAAATATTTTTTAAAATAAGGGGAAAAATATGATTGAAGAAAAAGATAAATTAGAAGATATTGCTAAAAGTGATATAGCTTTTAAAATCAAAGATAAAGAATATACTTTGAAAGTCTTAACTATAAGAGATTTGGCCGATTTCCGACAATACATCAAAGGAGAAAAGATTAAGTTAATTCAAGATACTGTAAAAGATTCTGAAGAAAGGATAAAACTTATTCAACAAATAATTAATTCTTCTGTAGACGAAACAATGGAAATGGGTACGATGGACGGAGTATGTTTTTTATTGTGGAAATCTTTATCTAAAGAAAACAAAGAGTTAACACTATCACAGGTAGACGATATGATTGATTTAGGTAATATTGCTGAAATATCTGCATTATTAGCGCAACTAGGTGGGCAAGTTAAACGCCCTTTTACGAAAAAGAAAAAGTAGAAAAAATAAGTTGGGGTAAAGCTTTCACACTTATAAGTCGATATTATTCTTTAAGTCCAGAACAGATTGTTGAGTTAAGTTTATATCAATTTAACTCATATCTCAATAATATCGTAGCAATAGAAGAATTATTCCATGGGGCAAAACCTCAGAAGCAACAAGAGAAGGTTGAAGATGATAATTTATTAATAGAACAAGCAAAAAATTTAGGATTAAAAGTTCCAACCAAAATAATAACAGGTGATAATTAATGACAGTATTAGGTGAAGCATGGGTTAATATAGGAGCAAATACTGCTCCGTTGACTGCAGGGATTAATGGAGCAAAAGCTCAGGTTTCTCAGGCAACTATAGCAATGCAAAAACAATTGAGAACTTTGGGAATGGGAATGACAATAGTAGGGGCAATTGGGGTAGCTGCTTTTGGACTGACCGTTAAAAGTGCTATAGCATTTCAAAAAGAACTCGCACAAGTTAGCACCATGCTTGACCAAGGTACAATGCATTATATGAATGAGTATAAAAGTGGCTTACAAGATTTGTCTATGCAATTTGGAGAAGCCACTTCAACTCTTTCCGATGGTCTATATGATATTTTATCCGCTTCCATTGAACCTTCTAAAGCATTAGATGTTTTAGCAGAAGCGGCAAAAGCAGCTGTTGCCGGTGTTACAGATACTGGAGTTGCGGCTGATGCCATTACTACAATTCTAAATTCTTATGGCATGGCAGCAGAAGATGCAGGAAAAGTATCTGACCAATTATTTGCTATCGTTAAAAGAGGTAAATTAACATTTGCAGAATTAGCACCTTCCATAGGAAAAGTTGCAGCTACTGCTTCAAAAACTGGATTAAGTTTTGAAGAATTAGGAGCATCAATTGCTACTATAACCAGAGCAGGTATTCGAACAGATGAAGCAATGACTTCTATTAATGGAATTTTAAGAGGATTCTTAAAGCCTACTACCGAAGCTACAAAAGTTGCGATGGATGAATTTGGGGTAACTTTAGACACAAACACTATTAAAACAGAAGGCTTAATTGGTGTTATGAATAAACTTAAGGATGCAACAGCTGAACAGTTAGCTCAAATGTTTCCTAATATCCGAGGCTTAAAAGGTATTATTTCTGCTATGGGAGATTTAACCGGGTATACTAAAGATTATGCACTTATGCTTGATTCAGCAGGACTTACTCAAGCTGCTTTTGAAAAACAATCTGCCACAGTAGCTTTTAAATTAGACCAATTAAAAAAGACAATTGGAGTTCTTGCAGTTCGAATTGGTGATGTCTTGATTCCTGCGGTTTCGGATATGGTTGTATGGATGGGTAAGATTTTTACCTCAATGGCAGATTGGACAGAAGCTCATAAGCCACTTGTAAATGCTTTGGTAAAATTAGGAGCAGCACTTTCAGTATTTACCATGGCAGGCGGACTTTTAATTCTTGCTAATTTATATTTTGGTCATTTAAAAATAGCATTAGTTGGAATGGCTAGTACAATAAAAATGATTATTCCTGCTATAGGTAAATTAAGCACAGCTTGGGCATCTTTTGGAGCAGTAAGTGTAGCGACAAATACAACTATAGCCGGAGGGACACTCCCGCTTTTAAGCAAATTAGGACTTGCAGTTATGAAATTTCCAGGACCAATAGGATTATTTGTTATAGCTATTAGTGGTCTTGTATTAGCCTTTAAAAAATGGCAAGAACATAGCGATAAAACAAGAGAAGCAAATGAAAGATTAAAAGCTAGTTTAATGACTGAAGACGAAATAAGAGATAGAATAGGCATTATTAGTAAAGTTATAGAAAATGCAAAAAGTCAATTAGCAGGGGACGAGTTTACATTTGCAGGTTCTGATATTATGAGAAAGCAGATTAAAGATTTAACTATAGAACTCGATGTATTATATGATAAAATAAAAGATGGGAAAGAGTTTATTGACCCATTTGCGCAATCTTTTTCAGATAAAATGTTAATGATGAAAGCCGCAGTAGAAAACTTAGAAGCTGCTATGGGCACAATAGTTACAAATACTAAAGACTTGACCTCAGAAATAGACTTATTGACAAAAGAGCAAGCAGCCTATGGGACTACAGTTGAAGCAAATGTAGGATATTATAAACAATTGCTTGAGAAATATAATGCAATTGATGTTGTTCTTAAAACCGAATTAATATCACTCAAAGAAGGTACAGATGCTTGGAAAGAAAAAAAAGCAGAGATATATGATAATATAACGGCTCTTAATACAGTTCAAAAATCACTTGACGAATTAGATAAACCATTAGTAGGATTAGATTTGGTTAATGCTCAATTGGCACTAATGGGAGATAAAGTTGAAGAACTACCAACTAAGTTGGAGCTGTTAAGGCAAAGGTCAGCATTACTAAAAGAAGAATGGGACAAATTAAAACCACAAACAAGCGGTTGGTATGAAGCAGAACAAATGTGGAAAGATAATCGGGATGCAATTGATGAACTTATTTTGAGCATGGATTTAATTCCTGAAAAAATGGCATCGTTAGATAATTCGGTATTAGATAGTCAAATAAAATTAGGACTATTAGGTGAAGAAGCTAAAGGGCTTAAAAAACATTTAGCAGGAATGATTCCAGGTGATGTCGGTTGGGACGAATGGAACAAAAAAATAGCAGATAATATACAAAGCATGAAAGAATTAAAAGATTCAATGAGAGATACCGAACTTTCTTCATTAGAATCTTTATTAGGTTATGTTAGAAATCAATTTGAAGAAGGCAAACCTTCAATACAGGGGTACAAAAATGAAATAGGGATACTTGAAAAAGAACTTGGACTTTTAAAAGATAAATTAGACGAAACCAAACCAACTGATTCTGGTTACTATGAATTAAAAACTGATATAGAAGAAACAGAAGGGAAAATTAAACTATTAAATACCGCTGTTGACGATACGGTAGCAGGAAAAGAACCAGCAGTTACCGCTCTAAATGAAATGGGGGTTAGCTTTACAGGGGTAGCCACAAATGCTAATTTAGCAGCCACCGCTATTAGAAATTATAACGAAGCTCAAAAAGAAGCTATTATTGAAGCAGAAGCCGAAATAAAGAAAGTTATAGAACCAACAGCAGCACCTAAAAGACCGGCACAGAGAATTTTAAATAAAGAAGGTACTATGGTGGGAATGACCAACGTGGGGTTAAGTCAGGAACAAAAAGAAGCAGGACTTTATTTAGAAGATTTTATTAATAAACAAGCAGAAGCGTCACAAAAACAAGGGCAAATAAATACAGATATACAAACTGCTGCTAGTGGACAAAAAGCTATTGCCGAAGGTCAAGGACAAGTTGTAACAGCAATGGATGCAGTAGCGACTAAACAACAAGAGGTTGCTGCCAAACAAGTTGAAATGATAAACGAAGAACAGACACTTGTTGAAACCTTAGGACTTGCTTATCAAAGTATGGCCGAAAATGTAACCGTTTTTCTTCAAAACAAAACAGCTGCATTAAAAAATGCAGTAAATAGTGCATTAATAGAATTAACAAGTGAGAAATTTGCCGTA